CCGTCTATGAGTTTGTTCGGCAGGTTGGCGGAACTCCGTTTGCGGCGTCCAAGGGCTGGGACCAGGGTCGGTTCCGACTGCCAAACGAGGGGCCGGGCAAGCGGCCGTTTATCGAAGCGTACGCGGCACACCAACCAGCCGAAAGGCTATGGCTGTACAACGTCAACACCGAGCACTGGAAGCAATGGACGCAAGAGCGTTTTGTTACAGCGACTTTTGACGATCAAAACCAATTTAACGACGGGACGCTATCGCTCTACGCTTCGACGGATCGCAAGCGGCACTTGTCATTCTCTCACCACATCGTTGCGGAAGAACGGCGGGAGACATTCGTGCCCGGTCGTGGTATGATTCGGAAATGGGTAGTGTTGTCGAAAAACAATCACTACCTAGATGCGGCGGCGTTGGCTTGTGCGGCTGCGGGCGTGCTAGGCGTCCGCATTCTGCCGAAGACGCAAGCGACGCCCGTATCGCAACAGTTGAGGCAACAGCAACCAGTACGGCGTCTGCTCAACAGCAGGGGCCAACCTTTTCTAGTGACGGAGCGTAGATAGATGGCGAAGCGAGTAAGTCCTTTAAGTGTTGACAAACCGGTCGTTACCGACTGGTCGCAAGGACCAGAAAACCCGGTCCACCTCCTAAGGGTGGCAATTGACCATGTAGGAAATCGAATCGGCTACGCACTGCCAGACGTTGACGGCGAAGAACCGCAAGCCCCGCAGGTGGTCGAGTCGACGGCGATCGTCGAAGTGCCGCTAGGCGTTGTTTCGGGATCGGGATACGTGTCAAGGCGTGCCGACGTGAAGCTAAGCCGCGATCAGTGCTTAACACTTCGGGCACTACTCAGAGGCTTACAAGATCGCGGCGAACAATTGCAAAACGGGCGACCGGTTACAAATTGCACTTCGGCGGTGCAGTGGATGCTTGAAAAGATCGCATCCAGTGCCGATAAACCGTTTGTCGGATCTATCTAGCAATTCGCATTTCATGCCCTAGCATCAGGGCATGGTGATTGCGGACATCGAAGCCGATCTAATTGAGTACGCCGATTTCGAAGAGGTCGGCAGCGTCGCGCGAGCCAAGCTATTCATCACGGCGGCTAAGCGTTGGCTTATTCTCCGCCCGGAATCGGCAAGCAATCAATCTTCGTCTTTGTCAATCGGCAAGGACTCTGTTCAGGAGCTTATGCGGCGGGCCCAGGATTACGTCGCGGCTAACGGCACAACTTCGGGCGGTGGCCGAAATAGCGTGCGGTTCCTCAGTGCTACGAGGTTCCGCTAATGGGCAAGTACAAAGACGCTAGGGGCATCGCGGCTTCGTTCGATAAGATCCGGGCCGATTACGACATGAGCCGGGAGAACCGGTTCATCCGTCGCCGCACTGGCGTCAACCCGCAAGGCACCGGACCGAATTATCACTACCGGACCGAAGACAAGTACTACGCGGACATCGAGCAAGCCCGCGACATGGACCGCAACGACGGGCTAGTCGGTACGCTTGTTGATCGCCGCGTCGACAACATCGTCCAAAGCGGTTTCGTGCAGCATCCGGCAACCGGCGACAAAGGGCTAGACCTCGAGCTGTACAATCGCTGGGAGTCGTTTTCGAACGACCCGGACCAATGCGACGTAGCCGGAGAATTGACCTGGAAGGAAATGGAGCGGCAAGCGTGCCGGTCAGAGTCGATCGACGGCGACATCGTTGTTCTCGGAACCGAGGATGGTTCTTTCCAGCTTGTCGAAGCTCATTCGATTAAGACCAAGAGCCGCAAAGAGAACACCTTCCTCGGAATCACGACAGATCGATACGGCAAGCGGATTCAATACCACATTCTCGAAGAGCTTAACGAGTTTGGTTTGAAAGGCGAGTCGCGACCGGTTGACGTTCGCGATAGCGAAGGCTTGCGGCAGGTATTTCATGTCTACAACCCAAAGCGGGTCAGGCAAAATCGAGGCGTTACGCAACTCGCGCCGGTGTTCGCTTATTCGGGAATGCTCGAAGACATCAACTTTGCGAAGCTTGTCCAACAGCAGGTGGTTTCGTGCTTTGCGATCTTTCGCAAGATGGCTGCCGGGTCGCCTTCGCTTCCTTCTGTCGATGGCATGTTTGGCGATGCTTCAACACAGCCGACCGGAAGCGGTGTTAGGCAACTCGAAGGCATCCAGCCCGGCATGATGATTGACGGCGTGCCCGGCGAAGAGTTGCAAGGATTTAGCCCTAGCGTGCCAAACGCGGAGTATTTCGATCAAGTCAAATTGATTTTGCAAATCATCGGCGTCAACTTTGGCTTGCCGTTGTGCTTGGTCTTGATGGATGGCAGCGAAACGAACTTTAGCGGTTGGCGTGGTGCCGTAGACGAAGCCCGCAAAGGCTTTATCGCCGACCAGCTGAACTTAGTTCGCCGGTTACACTCACCAGCTTGGCGGTGGTGGGTATCGCGTTTGCTTGAAAACGAGCCCGCGATACGAAAAGCATCGAAGCGGTCAGGTGTCGACATCTTCGGTCACGTTTGGAACTTGCCGACGTGGTCTTATATCGAGCCGGTGGCCGATGCAGAGGGCGACGCAACGCAACTTCGCAACGCTCTAACAAGCCCACGAAGGATGCACGCGGCCCGTGGCAAGGACTGGGAGACGATCGCCGAAGAGATCATCGACGATAACGTCTATGCGATTGAACGAGCCAACAAAGCGGCGGCAAAGATCAACGCAGGCAACCCGTTAGCGCCGGTGACGTGGCGAGACCTTATCCCGCTTGCGATGCCAGCCGGAACCACGATGGCGATGCAGGACCCGAACGCCGTTGCGGTGCAGGAGGCAGCGGCCGGAAGTGACACCGAAGCGGCTACGCCGACAGGCGAGTTTGCTGGGATTACTCGCCAGCAGTGGAACCGCAACCGCAAGGCAATCAAGGACGTGCTAGACGAGATGATCGCCGGCACGACAAGCGAAGCGGCGGCCCGTGTTTTTCTTGGCGGAATCGGACTTTCGCCAGCATCGATAGACGCATTGATCGCGGATGCAAAGGACGGAACGGTCGAAACGCCGGAGGTGATCGAAGGTGCCTAGGGTTATCAAGATTGATGGGCTAATCGGGACTAAGCCAAACGAGATTTCGGCGTCCTACATTACGTCGCAACTGCCGGAAAACGGCACCGAGCCGATCGAAATTGAGATTCACTCGGAAGGCGGTAGCGTGATCGAAGGCTTCGCAGCATACGACGCGATCGCGGCTTACCAAGGACCAAAGAAGGTTTCGGTCAAGTCGTCTGCTTTTTCAATTGCTTCGTTCATCGCGATGGCTGGGGATGAAATCGAGATCACGCCAAACGGCTACTTGATGATTCATCGGCCTTACCTTGGCACGGAAGGCGACGACGAAGAGTTAGCGAACGAAGCCGAATTGCTTCGCGACATGCGTCAAAAAATGACCGCGGCCTATGCAAAGAAAAGTGGGCTAAGCGAAGAGGCAATCGGCGAAATGATGAAGCGAGACACGTATCTAAACGCCGAAAAGGCGTTGTCGCTTGGCTTCGTCAATCGGATCACTGACAAACCAATTTCGGGTCGACCGCTGGCCCGTATGGAATCGATGCCGCACGGTGTTGTTTTGGCGTTATGTAGCGCCAAGCTAAGCGGCGAAGAACCGAGCAAGACTAAGGAGAAATCTATGTCCGACGCTCAACCAGTCGCCGCAACCCTCGAAGAAATCGAAGCGGCATATCCAAAGGCCAAGCCAGATTTTGTTTTGGCTTGCCTTAAAAAGCGAATGCCGATGGCCAGCGTGGCAACGGCGGCCGTCGAGGAAATGATGCGGGAAAACGCAGAGCTAAAGGCTCAAATCGCCGCGATGCAGGAAGAGATGGGCAAGGCGAAATCGATGGAAGTCGAAGTCGTCGAGGAAGAAAAAGAGGAAGAAATGCAAGAGATGGCACAAGCCAAGGCGAGGGGCGTCAAGCCGATCGCCAAGGCTAAGTCAACCGAAGGCATTTCTGCCCGTGCCCGATGGGACGAGGCAGTCGCTTCGGCCTTGGGCAAATGTCGCAACGATCGCCGAAAGGCGGTGGCACTTGCCAGACGCGAAAACCCTGGACTCGCCGAAGCTCTAGTCGCCGAAGCCAACGTCCGCTGATTACACCACAAGCCAAAAAAGGAACTGAAACATGAGTCAGTATGTTGACGGAAATCTGCGGGGCTTCATCGCAGACGAAGCGATCGCACAGCATCTTCGGGTGAAGCTTGACAGCGACGGCCGCGTCACCATCGCCGGTTTGACCGACCGCGACATCGGCACGGCAGAGACGGCCGCTTATGCCGCCGGTGATCCGATCACCGTTCGGCTTCGGACGGCAGCAGGGACCGCGAAGATGGTTTCGATTGAAGCCCTGACCGTTGGGTCACTGGTTTACACCGAGGCCAACGGCAAGGTTCAAGACACCGCGGCATCGACGGCTTTCCTCATCGGCACGGCACTGGAGAGTGCAAGCGGTGACGGATCGGTTATCGAAGTGCTTCGGTACAACCACGGCGATACCGCTGTTACCTGATCGGCTTTTCACACAACACAAAGGAGAATTGAAACATGGCATCACCTATCACCAGTTTGGCAACCCTTCGGCCCGACCTCGCGTCTTACTTTGAGTACGACCTGGAGGCCGACCGTTCGGGCTACGTCGCGGCGCGAGTGCTTCCGGTTATGGAAGTGCGGAGCGCCGCTGGCAACTTCGGGAAGGTTAAGCTTGAAGACCTTTTGCAAAAGCGGGACACCTTGCGGACTCCCGGCAGCAACTACAACCGCGGAAACTTCCAATTCGACGACGCGGTCTATGCGACGCGCGAACAGGGGGCAGAAGAGGTTGTGGACGACAACGAAGCCCAAATGTACGCAGACTATTTCGACCTAGAGCAGGTCTGCACCGCTAGGGCTTACTCCGCCGTTCTTCGAAGTGCCGAGCAGCGGGTCGCAAGTGCGATCTTTAACACGACGACGTGGACTGGGTCCAGTCTAACGACCGCGATCACGAACGAGTGGGACACCAACCACACGACGAACGCGGTTCCGATCAATGACGTTGAGGCCGCGGTCAATAAGGTGTACGACGCTTCGGGCTTGTGGCCCAACGCGTTGATCATCAACCGCAAGGTTTTTAGAAACCTTCGCAACCTCGATCAGATTATCGAGCGGATCGAAAGTGCTGGGGCTGGTAACGCGAGCAAGCCTAGCGACATCACCGCTGAGATGCTGGCGAGGGTGTTCGATCTAGACTTCGTGATCATCGCCGGATCGTCGAAGAATGGAGCGGACGAAGGGCTGACCGCGACGCCGGAACAAATCTGGTCTAGCGAGTACGCTATGGTCTGCAAGATCGCAACCGGCAACGACATGCGAGAGCCTTGCATTGGTCGCACTTTCCATTGGTCCGCAGATGGATCGTCCATTGGCGGCACGGTCGAGAGCTACCGCGAAGAAGGCGTCCGCGGCAACGTAATCCGAGTTCGGCACCAAGTCGCCGAAGTCGTGTTGCACGCCGAAGCGGGCCACCTCCTTAGCAACGTGACCACGCTCTAAGGTTTGAAATGGCAACGGTTTTCGATTCTCACTTCGCCTCGGTGGGGTTCCCCGCATTGCTTGAGCAGTTCGGGGAGTCGATTACCTACTTGCCACGCAGCGGGGGGGCGAGGCCGATCACCGCCATCATCGACCGCGATCCCCCCGCCGTTTTGGACGTTGCCGGAAATAGCCTTTT